ATCAAGATTTCCTATCAATTCAGTCGAAGTTGAGCAACGATGAAATCAGACCACTGGGAATTGGTATCACCAATCTTGCCTACTGGCATGCCAAGCGTAGTTTGAAATATGGTGAGAAGGATGCTCTGGCAGAAGTCAAAACTTGGATGGAACATCAGACATATTATCTAACTGAGATGAGTGTTGAACTGGCTGAGGAGCGAGGCCGATGTGAAGGCAGTGATCACACACGCTATGGCCAAGGACAGTTTCCCTGGGAACTTCGTGCAGTAGGAGTCAATGAACTGACTGATTTTACCCCGGAACTTGAATGGGAAACACTTCGTGCTAGAATGAAAGTGAGTGGCGTTCGTAATGCTACTAATGGAGCAATTGCTCCTGTTGAATCCAGTTCGGTGGCCATCAACTCAACCAACGGCATTGAAATGCCCATGAGCCTGATCACTGTGAAAGAAAGCAAGGCCGGCAGTTTGATTCAAGTGGCGCCCGAATACAACCGGTTGAAAAACAAATATCAACTGATGTGGGCACAAAAAGATTGTGATGGCTACTTGAAAACAGCCGCAGTACTAGCTGCCTATGTGGACCAAAGCATCAGTACCAACACATTCTACAATCCTGCACACTTTGCAGATCGTAAGGTACCAACAACTCTAATTGCTCGGAACTTGATGCAGTCGCACTACTGGGGTCTAAAAACTTTCTACTACAGCCTGATCAACAAAGCAGGTAGCAAAGGTCAAGACGAAGTTGTTGCACCATTGGAAGCGATTGAGTTTGATGATCAAGAAGATTGCGAGGCATGCAAGCTCTAGCATGAAATGGTATGAAAATAAATGAACTGTTAGAAAGTGCAGATGACATAGAGTTCAAGGCAAAAACTCTTGCTGTTGATGCACACAAGAACCAAAAATACGGTGTACACCCTTATGTCACTCATTTGGCGGATGTTGTTGCCCGTGTTAAAACAATTACACAAGACCCGGAAATAATTGCTGCTGCTTGGTTGCATGATATAGTGGAAGATACAGATGTTACCTTAGAACAAATCAAACAACAATTTGGTGATAATGTTGCCAATATAGTTTGGGCAGTGACAGGACGCGGAGAGAACCGAAAAGAAAAAATGGCAAATGCCATTGCCAAGATTGCTCAAACTCCGGGAAGTGAATTGGTAAAGAGTGCAGACCGATTGAGCAATGTTTCTGCCAGTTTAGCAAACAATCCAAAAAAACTTAAAATGTACCGAGATGAACACAAGGATTTGAGTCCAGTCTTGGGCAATAATGCATTGGCTTTAGAGCTAGTGGATTTATTTAAATAAAGAAAATAAATCGTAATGTTAGAAACCATTTGTGATGTGATGTTGGATGCGTACGAGCGCAATTGGTCAGCCGGTGATGATTGGTTTTACTCCATTGATGCAAAAAAAGAATAACAGGAAAATATTAAAATGAGCCAAGCGCAATACAACTTAAAAACAAAAACAGATTATCTCAATCGTAAGATGTTTCTGGATCCTGCGGGTCCTGTGACCATTCAACGCTTTGAAGAAGTCAAATACAACAAGATTGTAAAATTTGAACAAGAGGCTCGCGGATTCTTCTGGGTGCCCGAGGAAGTCAGCCTGACCAAGGATGCCAACGACTTCAAGGAAGCCAGCAGCACAGTCAAACATATTTTTACATCAAACCTGCTGCGTCAAACAGCACTGGACAGTTTACAAGGTCGTGGACCCACACAGGTGTTTACTCCTGTGGTATCAATTCCTGAATTAGAAGCCTTAATGTACAACTGGGGATTCTTTGAAACCAACATTCACAGTAGAAGTTACAGTCACATCATCCGTAACATCTACAATGTGCCCAAGGATGTGTTCAGCACAATCCATGACACAAAAGAAATTGTTGAAATGGCCAGTACAATTGGCCTGTATTATGATCGCCTGCACATGATCAACTGCCGCAAAGAACTACAAGAAGATTTTGACGAATATGAACACATCAAAGCCATCTGGTTAGCACTGAATGCCAGCTACGGACTAGAAGCGTTCAGATTCATGGTCAGCTTTGCCACCAGCTTGGCCATGGTTGAGAACAGAATCTTCATTGGCAATGGCAATATCATCAGCTTGATACTGCAAGACGAAATTCTACACAAGGACTGGACAGCCTGGATCATCAATCAGGTGGTCAAAGAAGATCCACGCTTTGCCCGAGCCAAGCAAGAATGCGAAGCCGAAGTGTATCAAATGTATCTAGATGTGATTCGTGAAGAAAAAGCCTGGGCCGACTATTTGTTCAATCAAGGTCCAGTGATTGGACTCAATGCCAACATTCTCAAAGACTTTGTGGACTACACAGCCGTGGGCGCACTGAAAGAAATTGGTATCAAGTATCAAGAACCTGCACCTCGTTCAACCCCCATTCCGTGGTTCAACAAGCATACAAACACAGCCAACAAGCAGACAGCTTTGCAAGAAAATGAAAGCACAAATTATGTCATTGGCGTGATGTCGTCTGACCTGGACTACGAACAACTACCGGAGCTATAAAAATGAATGACGATATTCGACAATCTATTGCAGCAACCGCACCCGGAGTAGATGATGCCTGGTTTGATGCTGGCGGTTTCCAGACCTACAAACACCCAACACCTATCAGTTATGAAACTGCCACAGACAACGGCACAGTAGATACACTAGAAGGACCTGTGGACTACACCGTGGGTCACAAGATCATCACTGGTCCCAAAGGTGAGAAGTATCCTGTGAGCCCCATCAAGTTTGCTGCATACTACGACGACAATGGTGATGGCACAGCAACACCCAAGAAAATCATGAAGGTGGCAAAGATTGCCGACCATGACGGTGTTGTCCGAGCCAGCTGGGGAGATTTAAATTATACCAAGGGCAATGACTACATTGTGAAACATGGTCCTGGTGACTACGGTGTTGTGAAAGCAGACATCTTTGCCAAAACATACAACAAATCAAAAGAAGGAAAATAAATGAAAGCAATTATATGGTCAAAAGACTCGTGCCCTTACTGTGTTCAAGCCAAGGCGATGTTAGAAAGCCGCGGCATAGATTACGAAGAACGCAATATTACACAAGGCACCTGGACCCGAGAACAACTATTAGAAGCTGTACCAACAGCTCGAACACTGCCACAAATCTTCTTGGACCAAGAACTGGTGGGCGGATTTACAGAACTTAGAAAGAAACTAACAGAATGAATATTGAAAAAACAATGGGACAGGTTTGCACATTTAAACTCAATTCAGGAGAAGAACTGATTGCAAGAGTAGAACTGATTGAATACAATTTTATCACAGTGAGCGAGCCAGTCAGTGTGGCACCGGGCCCACAAGGACTTGGTCTTGTACCCAGCGTGTTTACCGCAGAACGAAAGGGTTCTGTCACACTAAATATTAACAATGTTGCAATCTATGCACTCACTGACGAAGAAGTCAAAATGAAGTACATTGAAGCAACCACTGGCATCCGGGTGCCGGAGAAAAAACTTATACTAGGATAACATGCCAGCAGTACAGCGAGTAGGCGATTCAAATTCAGCAGGCGGTCAAGCCACCGGTGGCGTGGCTTCTGTACGAGTGAATGGCAGTCCTATTGTTGTCGCGGGCAACGGTGTCACTGGGCATGCTCCGTGGGGAAAACCGCATCCTCCACATGCTTCTGCCACAGTCAAAGGTGGCAGCGCCACAGTGCGAGCCGGCGGCAAGCCAGTGATCCGAACTGGAGATACCGACACCTGCGGTCATCCACGATCAGGTGGTAGCTCCAATGTAAGGGCTGCATAATGGCAGCAATACTAACACCATTGCAATTGCAAGCAGGTGCTGCTCTGCTGCAAAATACAGGAATTGACATTCCTTCTACACTGACAACAGCAATCACCAATTATACCTCGTTGCCGTTGTTGGCAAATTTGATTGCAACCATTGGTAATTCTGGTTCTTTGCCCGGCAGTACACAAACAGCGCTACAGACATTTGCAGGCAACATTGGCAATAGTTGTCCTGCATTGGCGGATTCCATAGTGACCGGAACTGTGTCGTCGGTGTCGTCTACCATTGTTGATCCAGGCATGACCGGCATCATTACATTGACTGCTGATGAGTATTTGGGCAACAACAATGTCAGCAAGTTTACACAGATATTCAACACCGCAGCAGCGTATGCAGACACTACAAATATCTTTATCAACAGTGCTGTAAACGCCAACACTTATCTGGCAGACACATTCACCAACATGAATAGTCTGACCACCGGTGGATTGACAGATGTAAATTTGGCAACTCAGGCCATGGGCGATGATTTGTTCAATGCCGGCTATTGGATAAATTTAGGTAACTTGGCCAACCTGGGATCACCCTTGGCCTTGATACAACAAATCTCATTACGATCGGGCACAATAACTCCGCTGATTGGCGCATTGTCTGATGCCGGCATAAATGAAAATATCATATTGAACCTAAGCAACAATGATTTAATTGTCACTGACGATGTGCAAAAAATCATGTACTTGGCACTGACA